TTAAAATGCTTTTGCGATCAGCTCCATTTCCTCCGCTCTGGTTGTTGGTAAAACATGAGAATATAGGTCCATGGTCATAGACAGTGTGGAATGACCCAGGATCGTTTTAAGAGTTTGAGGCTTCATTCCGTTTTCTATTGCTCTGGTGGCGAATGTGTGACGAAAGCAATGAGGTGTAAAACGTTCAAATGTAGTACCTGCTTCATTGATTCTTTTTAATATCCTATCTATCTCACCTTGTAACCGCTCCCTACTAATCGGGGTTCCATCAGGAATATGAAAGATATATCCGTCCATTCTCAGTACCTTTTCCCCGTAAGCCTGCTTTTCTCTTTCAATAATGGAAAGCATATCTTTGGTAAGGGGAATGTCTCTCATTGATGTGGCTGTCTTAGGGGTGTCCTCAAAGAAACCTCTGCCAGAAACATATTTTAAAGTTCTTTGTATATGAAGCAAATTTGCAGCCTTATCCACATCTGACAGCTTCAAACCTCGGATTTCTCCACCTCTCAATCCTGTTCTGATTGCCAACGCAAACAAATTGAATAGGTAGCTGTCCTGTGCGTATTTCATAAAAATATCCTGCTCTTCTTTTGTGAATACCCTGTGCTCGCTTTTGGCCGTTCCCTTAGGCAATGTTGCCAGTGGTACAGGATTACGCTCAATTAGTCCATTTTTCATAGCCTGCTTCAGGCAGCCATTAAGAATTGCGGATATGATCTTTATACTAGATAATGCAAGGCCCTTCTTTACCAAATCATTGTATAACTTCTGAATATGCTCTCCCCGGATATCCACCAGTTTCTTTTTTCCTAAACTATCCTTAATATAATAAGTAAAATAGTCATTATAAGAAATAATAGTCCCAGCCTTAACCTGATTTTCCTTATACTGCTCTATCCATGTCTTGAACCACTCATTTAATGTAATCTTTGCACTGGCTATAAACTCGCCATGTTCAAGCCTATACCGCAAGTCATTCATCTTCTTTTTAAGCTCTGTCAATGTATCTGCATATACTGAATAACGATCAAATTCAAATTGAACACGCCCCTCATACTTCCCATTGCTCCGCTGCCTGATCCCAGGCGGTAACGTCTTCCCGTTCTTATCTACTGCCATTTCGTCTCGCTCCTTTTTATAGAAAATCTGTAAAATATAATATTCATGCACTCCTATTTATCTGTTGCCCCGGCACAACCGTTTATGATAAAAGTCCTCCGGGAGGAATAATAAATCGCTGTATTTTCCCTGGTTCAATTCGTTTAAAATACTGGTCTGTATCTATTCCGGCAGATTCCATCCCTCCCCTTAACTCCTCGATCTGCTGAATAATCTCTTCTTCAGTAACACCAAACGCTTCTGCCATATCCCCGACACTGAACAGTGCCTCATGATCTGTGGTACTGCTTAAAGCCATTCTAAGGCCCGTGTATATGGTCTGATAAGAAAACCCTCGCTGCTCTCCACCCCTGATCTGTTCCTCCAACCATTCCATTGTTACCCCGTACCTACCGTAGTTTGACATTATATTTATAATCACATCTTCCTTTGACATTATCTAAATTCCTCTTTCTTTCCGTTGCCATATCGCAACTCGCTTTCCTGGTGGTATTGGTAGCACACCAGGGTGAACCTTCAAAATTTATACAGGTATCTGGTTTATACTACCGGGTGGGTGGCAAAACGCCACATACCACCCGGCCTATAGCATAAATCTTATCGAAAGCTTTTCTAAGCCGGCACTTATTTCTCCTGACCCTGTAGAAGAAGCTCCGCAACGTCCCTATCACAGTTATGCTTGTCCATAATGTCATACAGCTTTAATTCCTGGCTTACATCATCGTCCTGGGTCTTCATGGCCTTTAAGCAGCTCCTTACCTCATGCAGCTCTTCCATGGCCTTGTCATAGCTTTCTATCATGCGGTAGTACTGCTCAACCGGTACAAGAATCATTTTCTGCATACTTTTCCACCCCCCTTTCCCGCTTACATTGAATAACCAGATCAATAAGTCCGTTACAACATTCCTGTAACTCCACGCTACAATCAGAATACTCGACTTCTTTTAACCATAGAGGCCTAAGAGTTTCTAGTTCTTCTATACTTAATCCAAATAATTGTTCAATCATTTTCCGGGTTAATCTATCTTCTTTATTCATTTCAAATACCCCGTTCTTCCTCTGGAGACTGGACAAGAGTATCTACTACGTCAACATTAATACCGATGGTGCTTTTCAACTCTTCCCCCGACTCCTCCATCTTGATTCTAATAGCAAAATCAAAGCATTTGCTCCCTGAATACTTCAGCTTCTCAAACATACCATTATCAGCAACACGTTCTATATCTTTAAGATACATTTCTCTCATGATTCCAAGTTCCTTCACACTGTAACACGTTAGTGATTTAAGGAGCTCCACAATTCTTTCATCTGCTTTACTCATTTCGAAATCCTCTCTTTTACAGTTTGCAAAGGGATAAATCTGTGTTATAATCAAAATATCCCTTTTGCATGGTGTGTGATCGGGTTATATTTTTTTATTAGCCCTGTGCGTTTGCCGATGCATGGGGTTTTTACTTTGGTGTGTGATCCGGCAGCAGGTCTATGTAATTGCCGTTACTCGCTACTGCCGGTTATTCTTCTATTAGCCCTGAGCGCTTACCTGGACTGTTATGCTACGGTAAAGCGTTTACCATCTGTCTGCTTTAGGTACTGGCTGTAAAGGGCTTCATGCTCTTTCTGGAATGCCTTGCTGTCAAACCGGTTGCCTATAACACTCTTCCATCTTACAAGGAAGTTTCCTGCCTGCATTTCCTCCGCTCCTCTGGCTTCCATTTCCTTCTTGATTTCCTCTTTCAGCTTGTCCGCCTCCAGTTCTAAAACTTTCATCTGCTCCTCTATTGCTTTCAGCTTCTTTACTCTGTTTTCAATGGCTCTTTCTCCCATGTTGCAATTCTCCTTTCCTTCTGGTGGATTATCTACCGGACTATTGTTCGCCAACCTTGGCACCTCCTCACCGGGATTGAATCCTTGCAACCCTTTAAGCACCTTCTGGACTATTCCTCACTCTCGGCTATCGTCACCAGTATATGACTTAAAGTTTATGGGGGCTTTCGGCTTTCCCGGTTGCTGTTGTTTTGTTTGTATCTTATGTACGTAGTATATCACTAACCACGTACGTTGTATATGGCAATTTCAAACAAATTATGTACGTAGTTTTTATACATTTTTACCATGTACGTTGTATTGACTTTATGATATACTTTTAAAGTAAGTAGAGAAGGTAAACCCATTTTTTATTCCCACTTTATAACGAGTAATGAAAGGCGGTGAAGAAATGGCCAACAAAAGCAAAACTGAATATAATTTGCAATACGCTAAAGAAAAATTAAAGCGTATTCCTCTTGATGTCCAAAGGGAAAAGTATGAGGAGATTGCTGCAGCCGCTGCCTTTAAAGGCGAGCCGGTAAACGGATACATCAAAATGGCGATTGATATGAGAATGAAGTCAGAGGGGTTTTTAAAATCGGAAGAATAATCCTGACAAGGCGGACCACCTACAATGCAATCTAATGTATATATGATTTATTACCTATAGGTACTTGAATACCTATATCAGATATGCTATATTGAAACTACAAAAGGAACAACCGCCCACAAGGGGTTGACCCGAATTAGGATAGAGAAGCCACCCGTACCGGTCAAGTATCAGGGTGGTTTTTCTTATGTATTGCTACTTACTAAACGTAAAAACGAACGTAAGTAATGCCAGAAGGAAAAGACCAAAGGTCATAAGATCTTTAAAGTCGAACTTCATTAGCATCACCCCCATTCCATCAAAGAATGAGGTCAACACACCCTGTAACACGATTGTTCCATGTCACAATGGTAACATATCCAATTTCAATGTGCAATTACTTTTCCCGGCAGCAGGCCCCCACCTGCTAACGTTGTATTTAGCAACTTTAGAATTTGTAACTATTTCCCCTTAGGCAGTAGGACACATCGGTTCTGCTGCCTTTTTCTTCCCCTTCCCTTCTGCAATGCCTCTATGTGCTCTGCATTTGCTATTTCCTGCCTTTCAATACCCTTAAGCGAGGATTTACCACGAATTCATTTCAATGGCCTATTCCTTATCGCTTGCCTGTTTACCAGCCCTGAAAGAAACTAAACCAAGCAGCGCTGATTTTCCATTCTATTCCAGATGTTTCCATATATGAGGACTATCCAATTTTGGATACTGGCCATCACTCCAAAGCCAGCGGTGCGCTTTTCGTACTTCATGCCGAAAACCTCCGGTATTCTCCTGTGACCACCAAATAGGTTGCCAACTCCTACGTTCGTCCCCGGGTACGAACTGAATGTGATCGGCACAAAATCGCACCTATTCAACAATGCCATCCCCACCTATGGGAGCAATCTGTCCCTAACTTTTTTAGACTTCCCACACAAAGGTGCGAACAATCCCTTAATCCGATCTTCGGTTACCAGAAGGGGTATCAATCCGTGACCCCATTTAACTATATTGTTGACCCTCCATCAATTCGAGGGATAGTTGATCCATCAAGCAAACGGGCAACTAAGCTATCAATCCCATGGTGGAGAACTCCGCCCTGACAGTTCAAAATTTAGCTGTCCTTTTATCTGGGCCGTGCAAAACCGCGTTGTTATGTCTGCGAAGATCTCTCCGGCGTTATTCAATTTTTGGATATGCAGATTATGCACATCTGAAATTTTAAGTATAATAGCCTGCTTACCATTCATTTTGGCAAGATAATTTCTCACTGAACTATCAGCCAGTGCTAAACAAGCGCCTTCGTGATATCGGCTAAATAACGCCTGTCCATTCACTTCAAATATCAGCTCCTATGCTTACATTCTGGTACTACCTCGAAGCGAAGGTCAATTTGCCACCCCTTCTTTCTGACTGTGCAAATTTGCGTTATCCTTCATACACTGGCTTTACGGCTCTACTTGCTTTGGATTCTTTCCCATTAAATTGGGAAAATTGACCGGGAGTAATAGGCCTTAGTCAACTTCAAGGACCAGCGCCAGTACAACGGAATTTTCCGTTCTATTCAATTTTGCTTCTATACAAATTCTCTTATAAGGAAATACCGCATCATAGCCTTATTTTGGGCTCTGACCTGCTGTAGCCGTTGTAACTACTCCACATGAGTTTTTTGTCATGAAGTAACTATATAGGCCAATAACTCAACAAATATCAACATTATTGAATTAATATGTATAAACTGTCAGCCGATTTTTCGGCCGTGAGACTTCCCACACGGACTGAATCTGGATTTAGACTATATAGTGTTTTGTAGTAGCTTAACTGCATTTGTGTGTTAATGCTTTTTCTGAATGCCTGCCCTTTTACCCTGCCACTATATGTACAGATATGCAACCAACCTGTATGTGATATCTGATACTCCTGTTATTCTGCTATATAGGCAGATATGGCTTCAAATGTCAGCATTCATGTATAAATGTTTTGTTGAATACCGAGCAAACCAATAAGCTATTTATTCGTATATGCCGACATTTACCAACATCTTATATACTTTCCCCTTCCTAATAAGTCATAGTATTGGCAGCGGAATTTTCCGCCACGAGAATACCGAACATTGCAACATTAATTCCCGAACGTTGCATTCCAGTGTTGCACACAAAGTGAACGTCTTTAATACCGAATCTAACAAAGTAAAGGCTTACACCATTGAAAAATCAAGTATTTAAGCTATTTTCATAAAATACTTTAAAAGATATTATCCCTTTGTTGTTTTTCAAAAGTACTAAATACTAAGATAATTTTAAGGCTGCCCTTTGGTATGCGTTTGCATTACTGGTAAGCCCTGACGCTTCTATATCATTTGGATTTCCTGGATATGCTAAATAACCTTCGTCCCAGTTATAAAAGTACCTGTCAAGATCATACAACCAGAGTTCATGAATCAAAGCATTATTCCCCTGTAGCACGCTCCGTATTACCCGCTCTGAATATCTCTTATTGAAAGAAAGTGCCTGATTTCGCATATTTTCCAACGCCTGGAGTTTCTTTAGAGTCAGTTCCCATTCATCGGCATTTTTCCCCTTTGGCTTTGGATAGTTGTCATAATGAAACGGTCCTTTTAAAATAATTCTATTTTTTTCAGCTAATCGCTGCATTCTGTATTTTATGTATTTGTGTCCACCTTTCGTTGTATGTGTAAGACCGCTATAAATCGAATACGGAAGACATTCTCTGCACAATAGCATTTCAGCGTACAAGTAGAGTTTTACACGTCTACTGCCGCACTTAGGGCAACATAAAAAAGGCTTTTCTCCAAACCCAGTCTTTTGATATGTTATTTTTACATGGAATGGCTGTTCGTCAATGGAAAGATATGCATTAGATTGATCTGTTCCTGGGTACTCCGATCCTTTTATAACTTCCATCACATCTTTTACATCAATGTAATGCATATCTTCCTCCTTTTCCCAATTTAATGGGAATTTTTATTTTCTCCCTACTTTCATTTCATCTCGCCCTTCTCTATTACCAAATTGTCTGCCGGGTAGTTTTCTATGTATTTTTCCAGGTCACTTCCACGAATTTTTCTGCGACCCAAATTTAAAGCTGGAAGCCTCCCATTGGTAATTTCCCTGTTTACAAAATCCTTATTTACCATAAGGACTTCTGCGGCCTCTCGGACTGTGTATAGCGGCTTATATGGCTCTACCATCTTTCTTACCTCCACTTTTAGTGTTTTTATTTGTTACTTTATCTTCATAGCTTTAGACTTTCATTTCTAAATAGAGATTAATTGGTGGTAGTCTCCCTGTTACTTTTAATTCGTTCATGTGGCCTCCTTTTTTATTTTTCTGCCATTACTTCCAACAACCATATTTTCCCGACTGGAAATCTTTCAATGTGTGATTTCCAATGAGTGAACGTACCAAGCGGAACTCCGATCTTTTTGGCCAGCTGAGCATTGGTGAGTTTGTGCTTGATTTTTACCGTGGCAATAAGTATTCTTAATTCTTCTGCTCGTTGTACTGAGTGGCTTTTTTCCATTGTGATTTTCTCCTTATTTATTATACTTTTTACCTTTCATACAAGATGAAAAGAGTTTATTACAAAGGAATTGTACCACTATATTTTTCTTTACTTAAGCCTCAAATCTAAGGGCTGCCCTTTCCGTTGCACTGGTCCATGTCTGATTAAATCTATCCACGCCGGTTCCTCTTATACCCATGCTATAGATTTCTTCTGTCTCAGAGAGGAATGGCCGTAGCTTTCTTGTATTACTAGGTTTGCGCAGTTCTCGTAGCGCCTTATTTTGATCTCGCCGAATAGCTTCACGCCAGACCCCGAAAGATTCCCCGATTGCATCTAAAGTCATATTCTCCTGGAATCTTTTACGGAGAATTTCCGGCTGCCGCCCTGGCAAACCATCTACACACTCCCACAATACCGAAGAAAGATGTTCCTGCTGCAACCGATCAAGCGTTTCCTCTTCCATATCTTCAGCCGATGGAATACCGTCACCCGTTGAAAACCCTTCCTCTTCAAATCCCTTTATAGGAGCGTCTAGGCTTACCAAATTCTCCATGCAGGCATTCTTATGGATATCTCTTACCTGATCTATACTTAAGCCCATAGAAGTGGCTATTTCGGCTTCAGAAGGTTCACGACCATATTCTTTCACAAAGGAATCACGGAACCGGTTATACTTCCGTAATCTTGCCTGGCTTTGATAAGAAATCCGCAGACTACTAGAGTTTTTTTCTATGTATCTCCACATGGCCTGTCTAATCCATTTCTCCGCATAGGTAAGAAATTTATATCCTGTATTCGGATCATAACCGTCAATGGCATCGTACAAAGCAAGATACCCTTCCTGCTCCAAATCCTCTATTTCTTCCCGTCCCCGATACTTCCAGGCAATAGAGCTAATAAAGGCTTTTACCTGCTCATACAGGACAAGCATATTTTCCTCCGGGTCTATACCAGTCTTGATTCTGATCACAAGTTCCTCGTTGGTCATATCCTGTTGCCTCCTCGCTTCCAATATGCTTTAATGTCATCTTGCATTCATTCGGACACCCTCTACATAACACTTCTATTTTCCCTTAGTTTTTCCAGATTCATCTTTAGCAGTTTCATTCTTATCTCTGAGGCTCAATAATTTGACTTCCACCCCATACTTATCACCGATGATCCTTCCAAGGGCTTCAAATGCTTTCCAGGGATCGAGCGTACCAACAGTGGTTATTGTATCTTTCATAATATCACCTTGCTTTCTTGTAATTCATCTTATATTTTACAAACCCGGCTCCCTTTTAGAGTGGAGTTCTCCACCCTTGAAAGTAGTTAATACAGCCGCATTTTCGGCTCTATTTTTGTGTTTCTGATTATGCTTTTTCTATCCATTATGTATCAACTTCTTTAATTCTTCCGTGGTTAGGCCCTCATAAGGGTTTGTAGTCTTAACCTCTCCAGATAATTCCACATTCTGCTTTTCTCTCCAGACCTCCGCCCTCCGGTTCTTCAGCCAAAAGATTTGTGCCGTAGTGTCCGGAATAACTTCCTTTATCGTGGTAGTGACCCTCTGCGCTGGTCCGTTTTCCGTTTCGTATTTTTCCGTTTTGACCTCTTTATATTGATACCCCAGTGCTCTCTTGAGTAAAGCATTCTCCACTTGAATATCAACAATTTCTTTTCCCCTTTTTAAGGTGTCCGATATGTCCGAATACTTCTTTTTCCATTCAAATAGTGTTGATCTTGTAATTCCTATATTTGATGCAATCTGTTCATCTGTCAGTCCATTACGTGCCCATGCTTCAATCAGTATCAACCCCTCAGTAGTTAACCAATATTCATATTTTGCTATTAATCTCACCTCCTTTATTAGCCTGATTATGTGGCTTGCCATTGGTGGAATAAATTCCAAGCTCTTTGGCAATCTCTGTGCAATCGTAAAACCAGGAAATTGTTATGGCTCTCAGCCATGACTTTTTTTAGATCCAGATAATCTACATTTTCATTAAAGCGCATGATGTTGTCTGAAATCCTTCTTCTAATTTCTGGTGTAGGCTGATAGTGTATATCCGCTATAGTCCGATCAGAAAGGCACTTTTTGCCTACTCCAAAATCACCAAGTACTACTGGAATTTCAATTTCCATAAAATCTTGCTTCCCTGTTACTTTTAATTCTTTCAATAAAATACTTCCTTTTGGTTGCTTCCATATTCTTCCAGTCTTATAATGTACTTACAGGCCGTGCAGGGCTGAGTACAAAAGAAAGGGGAAATGGGAATGTCTAACATTGAGTTTAATACGTCTGGCCTTGATGATTTTAAGCGTGAGATCAACGATACTATTGAGAAAATCGAATCCCTCGATGGCGCGCAAGTTGACTTTGATGAGTTATTCACGATTGAATTCATGCAAAATCATGCCGGTGTATCTTCTTTTGATGCGTTTCTCAAACAAGGAAACTTTAAGGTTGAAAAGCAAGAAGATTTTGAAGCAATTCCAGACGACGTTTTCGATAACTATGTTAAAGAAAACACTGATTTTTCTTCTTGGGAAGAAATGTTTGATGCTGCTACCGATGAGTACTTAGATTCACAGTTAGATTTTTAGTTTTCTCCGAAATTGAGTCGATTAACTCATTTGCTTCATAAAGTAATTCTTTTAATCGGCTCAATTCTTTTATTGCATCACCCGCGCTTATAGTAAGCTTTAATTCCGGTTTTTCCATCTATTCTCACCTCCTTATCTTATCTGGCAAAGCACCGCCGCCACCAATACAGCTATGATGATGGACTTTATTCCAGGTGTTAATCGGTAACACTTGTACTCACTGTGAGCTATGTGGAATAGCCTGCGGTAGAAAATCCATTCCATGGCTTGTCCTCCTTTCAAGGCAGTTTAAAGTTCGTACAGGCCGCCACTATCAATCCGATGACCGCCAGAGTAACTAATGGGAACATTATGTATTTGTCTGTTTCAAGGGCCAGTGATGGGCTGTTGTCGGCGTAATCGTCTAGGGGGTTGGGGATTTGCATGGCTTGTCCTCATTCTACCCTCCATACAAATCCATTCTACCCTCTATATATTGGAGAATAAGTCTTATTAGTTTCCTGTCATTACTTCCAAGGACATAGTATGTATAGGCAGGAAATTATGCGTGACCCTTTGTACAATCAACCGCCGGTTCAAACTAATGTCCTCTATGCTTCCATAAAAGCTGTTTCCTGCACGTATCCTTAAATCTCCAAAACATTCTAATTCCAATGTTTCTTCTTCATGGTTATAAACTTCTAACATTTTATTGGCACGATCTTGCGCTTTTGCAGCATTATCAATATTGGAGGATATTTCAAAAAGCTGCAGGATGCCATACTTTTTTGCCGACACCGGGTCTATTGCAGATCTGATATCAATCTGACCAGCTGATTCATCACCCCAACCAATCTTTATGAGGTTATAAAAATTACCATCAATGGATTTCTTCCAAGTGTACCCAGTACACAAACTATTATCACCCAATACTAGTGGAAGTTGTAAATTCCGCATGTTCCAGAGGCATATAGAACCGTATTCATCACGCAGGCAGAATAAATCATGAGCTTCCATTCCATGGTACGTCTTATATATTGACTCTATGACCTGATCTAACCACGACTTATCCATGACAGCTATAGGATCAAGAATATATTCCGAATCTTCCACTGTTCCAACTGACAAGGAAAGATATGCACACATATTCTGAACCAGGTTTTTAAGTGTACCATTTTCAAGGACAATAATTGCTTTTGTTTTTGTATAACGGAGCTGATCATAAGCCTTAAATTTTACAATTCCATCCTCGCTTCCTGATACTGTAAATATTCTCCCCATAAAAATACCATTAGCCCCATTGTTATCTGATAATCGAACAATATCACCATTTTCTACAATAAACCCATCACTGATATAAGAAACATCTAAACTGCTCGCCCCATCGTTCAGAACATCACTCCATGAAAGTTCTGTACAGGTTTCGGATATATCATAAATCTGACCTTGTGTTTTTACTAATAATTCCATTTCTAATACTCTCCGCTATTAATAAGAAAGGGTTTTCCTGTTATTTCCAATATGTAATACTCTTGCCCTCCGTTGTTACGCAACAGTACCACTTTATCACCGCTTACAAGTTTGTTCTTCAGATTACCTGTAACCATACTCATCGGTATTGGAAGCTGTTCGCTTATTACAATAGCAGAACCGTTATATACTCCAGTATTAACCCCGGTTATCTTTCGGTTTTCGAGGCATCTATCCGCAATTTCTTTTATTACAGCATGTAATTTACTTGCTCCTATGTTATCATTCATAATCGTCTAAAATCCTTTCTTTTTAATTTCAAGGTCTGCGCCTTTGATTTATAAATCCCATCACACCTAACCAATACAGCCCCCAATCAATTTTAATCTGATTCAGAAGCTTCATTTCCTCAGATGTATCTTTCCCAGGATTACTATCTGGGTGATATGCCTTAGAAAGCGTCCGGTAAAACTGTTTAAGAGTGGATTTGTTTTCTTCATTTCGTTGGCCGCCTGCAGAACCAAAGCTATTGGAACTACTCCTGTTGTAGTTACTGTAGAAATTCTCGTAATAACTACGGCTCTGCTTCTGGCTCCTCCGTTCATACTCTTGCCTTGCCTTATAGTCCGCCTTAACCTTCTTCAACTGCTCAGGATTCCGCAGCTTCCCAAACACATCGTAACAATGGTCATATTCGTTCCGGCTGGTGTCGTATTTCTCTGTAAACTCATCTACCCTTTGTTGATGCTCCTTTAAAATGCGCCTGTGTTCTTCTCTAGCCTTATATTCCTCTGTCTGCTGAAATTCAGCTTCCACCTGGTCAATGATAGGTTGGAATTTCTTATAGATCATATCTGTAAGTTCTTCTTCCGGCAGGCCCAGGGCTTCCACTTTATCTTTCCATCTGCTGCCAGTGATGTAGTCCCCGATCCAACTTCCCCAATCTATGATTGAATAATAACCTATGGTGCATATTACCGTCTGCTTCTTACGAACCTTACCGCCCTCCCGGTAACTTTCATGAATGCTGATACGGTATGCCTTCCTGATCTGGCGGTCAAAGTAATCGTCACTATAGCGGTATCCATAGGTGGAACCATTTACTCCATTTATGGTCCAGGTAGTTTCATAAACTTCTATCTGCTTAGGCTCTCCCCTGGGAAGCTTCTTAATCTCTAATTCCTGAATGATACAGTACATCTGCTTTCCTTTCCCGTAGTTACTGCGTTATCAAACATAATAACCACGTTTTCTACTACCTGACATTTATTGCCTTTTTGCTCTTAATAGAATCCTCCTGACAGGTAATAACCTGTATTCTTTCCTGACTTTACGAATCAGACACATTAAAAGAGAACGCTGGCACATTTCTTCTCGAATCAGCTCCCGGGCACTGATGCTTTCCGATAGCTGTAATGCATCTGCCTCCCTGTACAATTCTCTTAATCTTGGGCCATTCAACCCTCGCAAGACTTGAACGGCAGTGTTAATATCTGCATTTATGGATTCCTCAGAACACATCCATTTGAATGCACCGCAAAGAGTATCATAGTCAATATAAGATTCCAGAATATGCCGGCAGGCCATAATTCCATTAGCAGTAAGGCAGAGCCCTGGCATATTAATAAAATCGATTTGCACGTCCTCCATTTCGATAAGATTTGCATCCGCTATGCGATCACAGCACTGGCCAGCCCACGTTTCCACCTTGCCTATTCTTAGAAGGTTATACACACTGATCATCGGCGGTCTTAAATCCTTCCTTGCTTTGATTGCTGTTAAAGCCCGTTCTCTTGCTGATTCCATTGTTTTTTTCTCCTCTCAATCACTTTTTTCTGTTTAAGGCTTTTCCGCATCAAGAAGGCCTTGAATAAATTTCCTATTTGTCTCTGCAGCCTTTTCCCGGCGGATGCTACGTTCCGGTATTTTCACATCAACGGAAATTGAGACTATCCGGTCAACTGTCCTGCTGTCCATGCTAAGTTTTTCAGAATCGCAATTGCTTGTAAATATCGTTGGAAGAAATTCTCGCTTACGATAATCAATCAGGCGGAAAAGAGCATTATCAATCCATTCCTGCTTCCCGGTCTGAGCACCTATATCATCTAAAACCAAAAGCCGGACCTGATAGAGCGCGTCAACCCTTTCTCTACTCCCTTCCCGTTTGTCTTTTATTAGCTCTACAAAATCTGGAACAGATATAAATTTCGTTGAAGCCGCATAACGCTGTATAATCTCATTACAGAGGCAGCAAGCTAACATAGTCTTACCTGAGCCTTTTGTTTTGGAGTAGATATATAACCCACGTCCTTGCCTTTCAAAATCTCTAAAATTAACAATAAAGGCATTAACAATTTTCCGCTGGAGATCAACATTTTCACCATACCATTCCCAGCGAAAATCTTTAGCTGTCTTATATACGTACTCTGCCGGCATCATGCTTTGATTTCTCCGTTCCTCTGTTCCCTGCACGGTTCCGTCCGGAACCCAAAACGGCTGCGTCTCACCGTAATTCTCTACATCGTAAGTAACAAAAGCTCCTCCTGGTACCTTATGTACAAACTTAATCAAGCCGAGTACCATATTTCCTGAGATAGAAATCTGCTGTTGATTCCCCTGTTTTAATTCTGTCTCCGTTTTCTTTTTCCTCCTCTCCCTGCTGCTGGTTAAGATATCCTTCAAATTTTGTCCCGAACAATGTTTCTGGCCTTAGGTACTGCTCCATCTTTCCGCCCTTCCACTCTGCTGTCTTGTTGTCTATAACCTTCTTAAAATCCTCCACGGTATATCCTTCTGCAAACCGGGCATTGATATGGCTCTGTGTAGCCTTTCCCTGCCACCGATATCCCTTGCCTGTTTTGGCATTAAGATAATCAATAATATCCTTGTAAGGGGGCTTGTCGAGATCCTTCTCGACTATATCTTTATATTCTTTCTTTAAATTCTTTCTTTTTTGGGTACAGACGTCTATACCTGTCGTAGTACAGATGTCTGTACCTGTTGAAGTAGTGATATCTGTACCAGGTACAGACGTCTGCCACTGTGGCGGTAGAACAGACCACTCATTAATGTGTTTATTCAGCTTCACTTTTCTTGGACTATTAAAGGTTGATTGCTGCGTTATCACAATCACTTTCCCCTCTTGTAAACTGTTTATCACTGCAATTATGCTACTCTTACTGAGCCCAGTGCCTTTAGCAACAAAACTATTAGAAAAGTCACATTCCTTACGTCCAAACCCATAGGTATTTCTTATCAGGCAAAATAGTATTCTTAGCTGAGCGCCGTTAAAATCAGCATGAGAAACAGCTTCTAATAGCTCATTTGCTATCCTGGTGTAACCGTCCTCCAGTTGGGGACTGCTCATCTTCGGTCACCTCCTGCTGCATCAATAGCCCTCTGGCCGAACGCAACGCCGCAAAGGTGTTCTTGGCCCGGTTCTCCAAGGTCCTTATGAACTGCCTGACTTCTCGGTCATTTTCTGGAAGAAAGTATCCTCCGCCGTTCTGGCAGGTGGAAAGAATTACTGCTCCTGCCTTTCTCTCTCTGGCTATTTCGTGCTGTAGCTCCCGGACGCTGTTGAATCCAAGGTAATCGCATAACTCTTGCACACTGATTGCATTTTCTTTTCCAGTATGTAAAGCCTCCATTACCACAAAGGGTAAGGTTTTGTCAGGTTCTACGGTTGCCGCCGTCCCCCGCTCTGATGTGTGATCCTGGGCTTCTTCCATTAGCCCTATGCGTTTTTCATCCTGCATAGTTATGCCCCCGTTAATTCGTTAAGGTACTGATCAATTTTAACCCGGTCCCAAAGGACGCGTTTTCCGACTTTTACTTTGGCCCCGATCTCCTCTCCCAACTTCATAGCATTGTTACGCCCCAGGTTTGTGTAGGCTCGCAGCTCTTCCGTATCCATCAACCGACTTTCACATGATACTGCGTTCATTGCTCTTAATCTCATTATTTTATCTCCTTTCCGTTTATCTTAATTTAAAAAGTTATTGCATAAGACCTTTGCTTGTGCTACTATAATAGTAACATATATGTTATGTTTTATGAATATCATTGTTGTATTTTATCTGTTAGTTTTGGAGGGAAAAATGATGGTCGAAGAGGAAAAACTTAACACAACAACTGGTGGAAGGTTAAGAGAATGTCGTAAAGCGTTATATTTGACCTTAGAACAATTAGCTGAGGAATCGGGATATAGCGTACAACATATAATAAGAATTGAAAAGGACCGTCAGCGAATGACATTGGAAGCTGCAGAAATATTTTCATCTGTACTACATGTAAGAAAAGAGTATCTTCTAAATCAAGATGATTATAAAACGCTGGCAGAAAAACAAAAAGACGATCTAGATATATCTAATGACCTTACAAATGCTCTTTACGAACTATTGAGCATATTAGGTTACTCAATCGAGCAAACCGAAGCGGTCTATGAAGATATAATAACCGGTAAGTTACGTAATTTACATAGGCCTGAAGATGTTGAATTCAAATTACCAGACAATATTAGATATATAGGTAATACAAACGGATATGTAGTTTTCGAACAATCAGGAAATCTGCAAACCTTAAAAGAGGAAGATTTTATAAAGCAATTTTCAATACGTGGAAAATTTAAGTCCGCGAAATTTGAATTAACATATTATGATTTTCCAGATAAAGTAATATTAACAGATGATGAACTAACCCAGATACTGGATGAAATTCTTGATTTTGTAAAATTTATTATGGACAGACAAAAAGACATCAGAAAGGACAAATGATATTATAGAAATAAGCAAGGTAACTTAATCCATATACATTTCACTCCCCATCAAAGATAAAACGCCACGGGGCACTGAATTGAAATTCAGCCTCGTGGCATTGGATAAACCGTTATTTTTAGGGCTCAAATATTCAAGCATTAAGCATTCTTTCACATATTCTTTAATATCTTTTGCTTCCTTTCAATAAATTCATCTTCTGAAATCATTTATAATCCGGTATAAATATTATTAACCCTGTAATCATTATTGCCTTGCTGTCTGCAGCATGACTTATGACGTATTAAAAATCTAATCAATAAGAATGCAAGGTTTTAAGTCCAAGTTTTTTTAACAAAATTTTATATTCTGTTTTAATTACTAAGTAAATAAGGTATAATAATAAAATAATTGCTTAATATCACATATTGGGAATAAAGATAAGAGGAGGATAGAGTTAATGGCATCTAATGACTTTAAAAGTACCGATGGTTTAATGCGCCATTTAAGGGATAACGGAATAGACATTTCTGGGAGTCGACAAAAACGTCTATTAATAAACTCAGGCTATTATCACGGGTACAAAGGATATCGTTTTTATAAACTTTCATCTAATAGACTTCCTTTCACTACCTTTGATGAGGTTTATAGCACAATACATTTTGATACTAAATTGAAATCACTATTTTATGAAAAAATAATGTTCATAGAAACAGCTTTAAAAAATATAGCATTAGATTGCATTATGAATGAAATTAATTCAAATAGCATACAAGTCATGTATGACAAGTCCATTAGCAGTTATAAAAATTGTCCTGAAGACACTCCTGAAGAAACGAAGCGGAGATACCAAACCAATAAATTAAGTTTACAAGGATCGATTCAGACAGCAATCTCAAGAGCTTACAGTAAAGAAAACCCTAAAATTACGCATTTTTATAATAATATACGATATAATGAAGTTCCATTATGGGCTTTATTCGAAATTATTACAATGGGTGATTTCGGTTATCTATTATCTTGTCTAACCTATAATATGCGAGAAAAAATATCAAGAGAAATAGGAATCAATCTATCATGTGATACAAAAAGAGAGTTGTTATACAAATTTGTCTATGCATTAAAAGATTTGAGGAATGCTGTTGCCCACAATGATGTGATCTATGATACACGTTTTAGGAAAATTGATCCTACTAGTTCTATGAAACAATGTCTAAAATTGGAAATTGGTTTACCATATATAAATTTCAAAACGTTAGGTGATTATGTAATATTGGTAAGTTATTTCCTAAAGCTCTTAAAAGTATCAAAATTTGAAATAAAGTCATTTATTAACGAATATGAAAAAATTACTTCTGACTATGTTAGTGCTGTAAATTCATCAATTTCGAATATTACCATACATACCGAATTAAATGCACGTATAACTATTCTAAAAAATTATATATAG